GGTGTTTGCTCAGGCCAACGGATTGTGCAACTTTAATGCTGTGCCTTCGCCTGCATCATTGCGAGAATCAGATGAAAATCTAGTGCAGCTAACCAGTCCAACAATGGCTAAGTACCTGAAGAGAACAAGCTTCTTCATGGTTGCCGTTAAAGATATTAAAGATCAGCAGGGGCTTGGTCCGGGCGGTGAAGAGTTAAGCGATACAGACGATCTTTTTGAAGGTTTTGACATTCTTGGCGATGTCACTTTTGCTATTACAGGGAACAGTCCCGTCGATAAATTTAACTACATCCGTGTCAAGGCACCCAACCGCAAAGAATATGAATTTCGTTTAGTGCCTAAATGCTCTACTAACTTATTGCGTTACGAATCAGTCCAAAACCAAAGCATCTATACACTTGACACTTCAGGCCCACAGCGTTCAGTTACGAGTGCATCTCCGCATTATGGGAGCTTTCAGCTAAGTTTCAACGCGCACATCCGTCCTTTTCAGGCGTTATTTGACCTAGACGAAATGCGTGTAAGTGACCAAGCTGTATATTCTTCAGTCACTTGCACAAATAATGTCCTTAGCATTCAAGGAATTATTGGCGACAGTGGCGGCGGCTGGTATCAAGCCTGGCTTGAGAATATCCTTGGCAATCTAAAACCAACATCAGGTAACAGCAGTAAGAAAGCTTTCGATGAAAGGGTCTCGGCTAATCATACATTTACAGATCAAGGGGTTACTGTAACTGTTGAGATTAGCGCCATCGTCCTCTTTATGGGCGAATCACACTTGCTTAAAAACGGCACAGCCAAGGCTTGGGGTATCACTAATGTGCGTGTTGTCAACATCAATGGATTGCTGTTTGACGGCATGGTTTTGGATAGCACCATTACGCTTGGTCCGACTTGGTATACAAACCAATACGGACGTTCTGGCCAGGAGGCAACACTTCGATTTAATTCAAGCTCTAGTTGCGTTGAAAATATTATCCAGCAAGATTATGAGCGAGAGTTTGAGAATGCTGCGCAAATTAAAGAAATTAGCGCATATGAAGAATTGACTCACAGCTGCGACGACTCTCCTGAGCATGAAATCGTTTACATAAACGAATCGTCTGACGTTGACACTTTGGATCCAAACGATCCAAGTGCTGTTCCGAACTATTTTGGCCTAACAATGTTTGGCTTAAAATTGCGTTCACAGAATCAAGTCCAAAGTTTTCGCCAACTTCAAGTGTGGCTCCCAAACGGTATTTCAGTTGATCGTCTTGATGGGAGCGGATTTGGGCCATCTAATAACTTTGCAGATCTTGCTTATTGGTTGTTGACTCAGGAGGGTAAAGGCGTTGGTCAAGAAATTAGCAGCCGATTGGTGGATCGAGACAGCTTCGTCCAAACCGCAAAATTTATCGATAATTACTGGATGAACTTTGACGGCGCAATTTCAGCGCAGGTGAACTTACGTTCATACTTGACGCAAACTGCACCAATGTTTTTGTGCAATTTTGTGATAAAGAACGGAAAGTTTGCGCTAATTCCTGCGTTACCTGTTGACAGTGCTGGAACAATAATTCAGGGTCAGGTGCCTATTAAGACTATTTTCACTGACGGAAACATGATTGATGGCAGTTTCAGCCTTGACTATCTTGACCAATCTGAGCGCGAGGATTTTCGCGCTGTTATGAAATACCGCCGATGTGAGAAGAACAGCCTTACAACGGAAGAGTCGGTGTTGGTGCGTTGGAATACGGAAGGGTCTGCGCCGCCAAAGCAAGAGGTGTTTGACATGTCAAATTATTGCACTCGCCGTTCACATGCGTTTGTAGCTGCTCGATACTTGCTTAGCATTCGAAAGCGTGTTGATCACATAGTAAGGTTTCAGACAACACCAAACGGTCTTGATCTTGCGCCTGGTGATTACATCCGAATTGAAACAGCTGCTGCGCCATATAACAGTTTATATAACGGAGTAGTTCAAGAGGGTGGTTCGATTGTTACCCCGATCGCGCTAGACAATGGCAGCTATGCGGCTTACATCTACCGGCAAGGCAGTTCGGAAGTCGTAGAGGAAACCATTAACGTCACTAATAACATCGTATCTGACGCAACGCTTGCTAACTCTCTGATCAACATTCCAAGTATTGCAAGGCGGTTTGGCGTTTATGTCGTCGAAGAGTTGTCACTTGACGAAGACGGCTTGGTCAATATCACTGCAAGTCACTTTCCTGTTTTTCCAGACCAAACCAGTAAAATTGTGGATGACGTGCTGACAACCAGTAACTTCGCTCTAATCGAATGAGTTATCCAAGCTATACGCCAACATCAAGGAGCTTTGATCCAGGCGACTACCCAGCCAAGGCTTACCGCTCTCAGAGCGGGGTAGAGGTCCGAATCCTTTATGGCAATAAGCGGACTGGGTTGAAACTTTCTCTGACTTACTCAAACATCACTGACGCAGCGGCTCAGGCATTCGTTACTCATTACGACGAGATGAAGGGTACGTTTAATGTTTTCTCCATTAACACTGGCACCAAGGACGGATGGGAGGGAAGCTCAAGCTCAATCGACGTTCCATCTGGAAACGCATGGCGGTACGAAAAAGCCCCGCAGCTTAATCAGGTTCGTCCTGGCATTAGTGCTGTTACAGTTGATTTGATTGGTGTTCTCTAATGGCAAAGGTCTATACCGGCAGAGATGGCGTAATGCAGCTAGCAGGTGTGACCCTTGCCAAGGTCTCAAGTTTTTCGCTGCAATCTGATTTAGAGACGCTAGAAACAACAACTTTAAGCGAAAACATTCGCACCTATAGCCCTGGCATTCTTGGCTATTCAGGCAGCGCAAACCTGTTGTATTACAAAGACGACAGCAATGCAATTAACACCGCAAACCTGCTGAACAAGTTAATAAAAACAGGTACTGATGGGATCAGCTCTAGCGATACTGTTGAGCTGACATTCCGTTGGGTTGATGGAGCGGACAATAACGATATTAAGTTGACCGCATACATAACAAGTGCAACAATCGGGGCTAGCACTGGCGAAATCGTAAGCGTCAGTATTTCGTTCGTTGGTACGGGTGCACTAACCACCGCAACGATTTCATGACTGTCTATCTTGGCACCTTTGGGAAAGTAGAGCTAGAACGTCAGTTTGGCGGCAGCGAGCTCAACTCTATTATTAACACCAGTGATGTAAATGTTTCGGCCAAAAGGTTCAGCTTTGATTTTGAACATGGTCAGCTATTAACTGGTGATCAAATTGAAATTCTTAGCACTGACGGTAGCGCCCTTGATTTTATTTCTGGGTATTCATCAAGCGGTGTCAAGAAGTTTATTTATGTTGACGATTTAGGCGGCATTCGCCTTTATGACACTTTTGCTAATGCTGTCAATGGTGGATCGGCAAATGCAGTCGCTCTTGCTGCGCCTGGTAGCGACATCCCAGTCAAAGTCATTGTTCAGAACGCAGCCTTTCGTTTGCTGGCTCAGTGCAATGGCTTTGAGCTGAACACTGAAAGGGAAACCGTAGACACGACAACGCTTTCTGATGAGTTCAGGAGTCGGGTCAATAGCTTGATGTCTGGTTCTGGCCGGATGTCTGGCTTTTGGGAGTACACCGGCGACACTGCAAACGAGTTGCCACATTATTTACTTGAGCTTTCTTTGCGTACCAGGGTGGGCAGTCAGTTCAAGGGTCGTTTTTACCTAAAAACGAACGCCTACAACCCGAGCGGTGTTGCAGATCGTGCTGGCGATGAGATCTGGTACGAATTTACTGGTGTCTTAACTGCTTGTGCCGTGCAGTTCACACCATCGTCTGTCGTCGAGATAACGGCTGATTTTATTACGACTGGTCCTATTGAAATCAGAATGGATGTTCTTGTACCAGGCGCAATCGTACAAGAGGATGCAGATGACATACTCTTAGATCAGGATGCGGCAGCTAAACTGCTGTTAGAAACTGACCAGTAACCCGAGGGGGATTGACCACCAATGGCTGACCTAAAGATTTCTCAGTTAGCAGCTTTGGCAGGTGCAAGTCTTGCTGCTGATGATGAGTTGGCAATTGTTGACGACTCGGCCAGTGAAACCAAAAAAATAACGGTCACAGACCTGGTGGGGAATGCCACCACGTTGATTGCTGACGCCACAATTCCTGGCGCAAAGATTTTGTTCGGTGCCGGTGACATTGCTGGAGCGGCGATTGCAGATGGTGGCATTAGCACTGCAAAGGTGGCTGATGACGCGATTACAGCAGCAAAGCTAGGAAACGAATCAACTGTTGATCTGGTCACGACGTTGCCAGGTGCTGGTGCATTCACGGGTCAAATCGCATTAGACACAGACGACAACAAGATTTACATCTGGGACGGTTCAGCGTGGCAATCCGTCAAGGGTGCCGGTTCTGTCAACGTTGTCAACGGCAGCACGGCTGGCATCGTCAATATCACCACTTCTACTAGCGGCGACACCGTAACGATTACAACGTCTCTTGATGACACCACTGCCGCAAAGCAATTCCTTGCTGGACCGACTGGTGCGGCTGGTGCGGCGGCTTATCGCATCATCGAAGGCACTGACCTTCCCGTAGCTGGCGCGTCACAAACTGGCGGTATTCAGGTGTCAGGCGATGGCTTGAGGATGGATGCTGGCAAGATTGAAATTGACAACGATGTCACTGCCACAGGAGGCAGTTACAAAATCGTTGACGTAACCGCTAAAGGTCTTGTCACTGGATATAAAACTATTGAATCAGCTGACTTGCCAAAAGCAACTGATGCAACCCCTGGTGTTGTTTCGCCTGGTAGTGATCTTGAGGTAAGCGCCGCAGGCGTTATCAATCATGAGGAGAAGGTTGCAGGCGGTGGCACTTTTACCAAGGTCACCGTCAACGCAACAGGTCATGTCACTGCTGGTACAACCCTTGTCGAGGCTGACGTTCCAAACCTTGGAGCGGCAAAGCTAACAGCTGGAACGCTTGATATTGCGCGACTAGGCGCTAACTCAGTTACAGGCGTAAAGCTTGCAAATCGTTCCACCGCATTGTTTGGAGAAGGAACACCAACAGCTGAATTTATTGGCCAGTTGCATTTCAACTCAATTAGCCGAGATATTTTTATTTGGGACGGCAACGTTTGGCAGCCAATCGGCATCAGCGTTGGCGAGATTATTCTTGCTGGAACATTTGACGCATCAGCTGGTGGTGGCACTGGTTTAGTGGCTTCTGTCACGTCTGAAGGCACAGCTGTTGGCCTTGTTATTGGTGAGGCGTTACCAGCCTCGGCAACTGCTAATAAAAATTATTACTTGGTTGTTTCCGAGGCTGGAACAATTACATCAGGCAACGCACCAAACGTTGCGCTTGCGCCGCCTGATTTTGTTTTGTCAAACGGCAGTGCATGGACTGAGATTGATGTTTCAGACACGGTTATTGCACAACAAGCCAGTAACGTTGCTTTTACGCCTGCTGGCAATTTAAGCGCCACCAACGTTCAGGCTGTAATTGAAGAGCTTGACAATGAAAAGGTTGGGCCAGCCAACCCAGTATTTACAGGTGATGTCACGATTGGCACGGCTGGAACGCTGATCCTTGAGGGTGCTACAGAAAACGCATTTGAAACGACTTTATCCGTCACCGACCCAACGGCTGATCGGGCGATTGTTTTCCCAAATGTCTCAGGCAACGTTGTCACGACTGGGGACACCGGAACGGTTACAAGCCTGATGATCACCGATGGAACCATCGTTGATGCGGATATTAACGCTAATGCAGAGATTGCCGTTAGCAAGTTAGTCGATGGTGCGGCACGTCAACTGCTTCAGACTGATGCTGGTGGTACGGGTGTCGAATGGGCTAGCAATATTGACATTCCTGGAACGCTTGATGTTACAGGTGCGGCGACTTTTGACAGCACTGCTAGCTTCCCTCTTGGTACGGCTGCCCTGCCATCGCTATATCCAGGGTCTGATACCAACACTGGCATCTATTCACCTGGAGCGGACCAAGTAGCTATCACAACTGGTGGTACTCAACGACTCGCTATTGACAGCTCGGGCCGTGTAGGGATTGGCACGACGAGTCCTGTACGCGAATTACAGCTTGGTGACAACACCAGTTCAGCAGAAGTAATTTCTCTTCAGACATCTACTTCTGGAAACGGTTCTATTTACTTCGGAGACAGCACAGCAGATAGTCGCGAATACAGAGGAATGCTGCGATATAGCCACAGTGATGATGCAATGTTGTTTTGGACTTCAAGCACCGAGCGCATGCGAATCGACAGCTCGGGCAACGTAGGGATTGGCACTACTTCACCTAGCCATAAGCTTACTATTGACAGCACAGCAGACGCAGATCTTTTCTTTATTAGAAGTACCGCAAATGCAAATAACACCAGCCTTCGACTTGGTATTAGCGGTAATGATTCCGAGGTTCATGCAAGCGGAGATTCTCAGGGCAATCTTGTTTTTAAGACCTACGGCAGCGAGCGGATGCGAATCGACAGCTCGGGCAACGTGGGGATTGGGACTACTCCAGATAGCTTTGCGAGACTTCATGTTTCCAACAATGGTGCCGAAGGTTTTGAGTTTCAGCCGGGTACTGTCACCGCCAATGTCAATACCATTTTTTCATATAAGCGCAGCACAAGCGCCTATCTATCGCTTGATTTCCTGGCATTAAATCACGTTTTTAGGAATACTGTGGGAGAGGCGGCTCGCATCGACAACTCCGGCAGGCTCTTAGTTGGTACGTCTAGCAGTAGGCAAGTTGGAGATAGAACCCATTTAATTCAAATTGAAGGAAACTCGTCAGGCGATGGCGGTGTTTCTATGGTGCGCAATTTCAACGATGACAACGCAACATCTTTCACACTTGCAAAAACTCGTGGCACATCAGTTGGTGCTACAACTATTGTTCAAAATGGCGACAAAATTGGTGAATTTGCTTTTGCCGCAGCCGATGGTTCTGATGTAATTACAAGAGCTGCAGTTATTCAGGGTGTTGTAGACGGCACCCCTGGCAGCAATGACATGCCTGGGCGCCTAGTGTTCTTCACTACTGCAGATGGGGCGAGTTCTCCGACGGAGCGGATGCGCATCGACAGCTCGGGCAACGTTGGGATTGGCTCTACAGCCCCTGGTTCATTATTAACTTTGAACGCAGCATCAAACCCAGCACTCAGAATTGACGTATCAAATACAAGGTGCGCAAGCCTGACCGCCGATACAAGTTCTACTGCTACCTTCTTAGAGTCTTACGAAAACTACCCACTTGCATTTTCTGTTTCCTCCGGCGGCGGAAGAAGTGAAAGAGCACGAATTGATACATCAGGACGTTTGTTAGTTGGTACGTCTAGTAGCACTAACGTCGCATCAACCGTAGGCGCACTCGTTCAAACACGTTTCGCTGGCTCGTTTACTAACTTCGCTGCAATACGCGAATCTGGACCCTCGGTTATTGCCGTTGGCCGCGCAAATGGGTCAGCAGCTCAAATTGTTGCTAACAACGACGCACTTGGAGAAATTCGTTTTGCTGGTGCAGATGGAGTTGATTTAGAAACGCAAGCTGCTGTTATCAAAGCAGAAGTAGACGGCACCCCCGGCGCTAATGATATGCCAGGCCGCCTAGTGTTCTCCACTACTGCCGATGGTGCGTCGAGCCCTACCGAGCGGATGAGGATAAATGCAAATGGTCAAGCTCTTTTCGGTACTACATCGTCACCAACAGTTGGAGGGCCTTACGGAACATCTATCCGCGACGCAGGAAATATTGGTGCTTTTAAAACTTTCAGAGAAGTTGATGGGTCAAATGTAGTCGCCAGTTTTGGCGGAACCAATGGTCAAGCGGTTGTGTACGGCAATGGTGATGTCAAAAACACCAACAACAGCTATGGCGCAATCTCTGATCTGAAGTTAAAAGAAAACATTGTTGATGCCAACTCTCAATGGGATGACATCAAAGCTCTTCAGGTTCGCAACTACAATCTTAAAGAAGGTCAGACCCACACCCAAATCGGTCTTGTCGCCCAAGAGGCTGAACTGGTATCCCCTGGTCTCGTCGCCGAATCCCCCGACCGCGACGATGAAGGCAACGACCTTGGCACCGTTACCAAGTCGGTGAACTATTCCGTGCTCTATATGAAGGCAGTAAAAGCACTTCAAGAAGCGATGGAACGTATCGAAACCCTCGAACAGCGTCTCACCGATGCTGGTATCGCCTAGACCCAGTAGACCTACTCACTACATGCCTAACGGCAACCCGCCCCGTGTCATAGCGGGGCTTATGGCATTAAACTAACGCTGAATGAATTTTGCTCATGTCTGATCCTGTTACCACTTTCACTTGGGCGATTGCCAATCTTGAAAGGGAAACTGATGACGGTTTTGTTTTCACCGCG